AAACAATTGCACCTTATTATTATCATGCTGGCACAAACGAAATTAAAACTAATATTATTTTCAACGGTCAGTCATATTCTCCTTTACCTGTAAAAGTAACAGGTTTTAATAAAACAACTAAAGGTACTTTACCAAGACCAAAATTTGAAATAGCTAACACTGATAACGCTATTTCTGCTTTATTAATTTTATATAATCCATTACACGCTGAGTTATTAAGGATAAAAACCTGTAAAAAATTTTTAGATAAAGAAAATTTTACTTCTGGCTCTAATACCTCTGCTGATCCTACTGCAATATTTGAAGCTGACGACAGATGGTACGTTGACAGAGTAGTAAATGAAAATCCTAATACAGTTGTTTTTGAATTAACAGGAAAAATTGATATGACAAATTTAAGATTACCTAAAAGAAGATATAGAGAATCTAAGGTCAAGATTTAATGCAAAAGTTTTTAGAAGATGCAAAACAACACGCATTGAAAGACGCTCCAAACGAATCTTGCGGTATTGTCGTTGATAATAATTATTATCCCTGTAATAATATTTCTGATACACCAAAAGATAATTTTGCAATACATCCAAAAGACTTTTTAAAAGCCAGATCAAAAGGAGTTTTTCAATATATTATTCATAGTCACCCAGAAGGAGGAGATGCAAGCGAACCAGATAAAAAGGCTTGCAAAGCAAGCAAAACACCTTGGTACGTTTACCTTATACCACAGGATCAATGGCAGATTATAAATCCTTAGTAGGTCGTCAATGGCTTTACGGAAAATTTGACTGTTATACTATCGTTAGAGATTACTATAAATTGTTAGGAATAATCATGCCAGATTATGAAAGGCCGAAAGATTTAATAACAAGTGATAGTATATTTTTAGATCAGGCAAAAAACTGTAATTTTAAACAAATAGATTTTGAAGAGAGAAGTAAAGATGATGTTTTGATTATGAAATTAGGTACAAAAAATCCCATGCATGCAGCAATTTTTCTTGGCAATAATACAATTTTGCATCAAAAATATGAATCTTTGAGTTGTACTGAAAATTATAGCGTTTATTATAGAAGGAGTACAAAAGCAGTTTTTAGATATGGAAAGTAAAGTTCTGCTTTTAGATGATTTAGGAAAAAAATATGGGGAAACTCATGTCTATTATAATTTAAAAACACCAGCAGAAGCTATAAAACTTTTATGTATAAACTACCCAGAATTTGCAAAAGATGTCTTTAAATTACAAGAACAGGGTATTTTTTATAAAGTTCAGCAAGTAGATATTGATTTACAATTATCAGATTTATTTTTACCGTTAGGCTCACATGATTTAGTTGTTACTCCTGTTATTAGTGGTAGTGGTGATGTAGGTAAATTTGTTTTAGGTGGTTTAATGATAGGTGTAGGAATCATTTCTGGGGGAGCAGGGTTTGGAGTTGGTGGAGCATTGGGTTTTGGATCTACGGCTACTAATGCAGCAGGAGCCTTAACAGGAGCTTTTAGTCTTGCTGCTACTGTTGGAAATGTTGGAATAGCAATGGTATTAAGTGGAATTGGTGATTTACTTACACCACAACCAACACTTTCAACGTTAGATACCGAAGGTGCTTTTACGAATTACAATAGTGGGCCAGCTTCTTTAACAAAAGGTGCTGATGGTATGCAAACTTACGCTTACACTGGTGCGACAAATTCATCTGGTTTAGGGAAAACAATTCCTGTTGCCTACGGAAAAGTTTTGGCTGGTAGCTTATTAATAGGAGCACAAATTAATACAAAAACCACACAAACAAGTAATACAGAATTTTTTAGACAACCAGGAAAAGGTACTTTTACTCTCAATGGGGATCCATTAAAAACTACTTTTAGTGATGCTGGTGGTATAAAAGCTAGGTTGAGAAAACTTAATAGCAAAGGGAAAGGCAAGATTACAAATAATAAAGGTAGAACGTATAAAAGAGATAAAGATTTGAATTTAAAAAATGATGGTGAACAGTCTTTAACGACAAGTGCTTTAGGGGGAACAATAGATGGAAGAGACTCTGGTAAATTTAATACAAAACTTTTTGATGTATTTTTTCAGATTAAAGCTTTAAATGATAGACCTGGAGATAATGATACTGCGTTTATTGATGGTTTTATAACTTATCAAATTATCATTAGGGAAGCTTCAGGTGATGATATTATCGGTCAGCATCAAATGACAATTCAAGGACTTTTAAGAAATACAGAACAGCTTAGATACCAAGTTAGAGCACCATTCGCTCATGTATCAGGTAAAAATACGTATAAAGTATTTATTAAAATAATTGATTCTTCAGTCGGAAATAAATGCGTGTTTTCTACTAAGGCAATAGGATATAAATTAAAATAACGATATGACATTAAGATCAACTTCTACAATAAAAATTTTAGATCTTTTATGTGAAGGACCGATAGAAGGTTTTGCTGAACCATTAGAGGGTAAATTATCCCCATCAATTTTTTTAAATGATAACCCTGTAGAGCTTGAGGGTGAAGAATCCTTTGATTTAGGAAAAGTTAAGGCTGTTTTAAAATTTGGAACAAAAAATCAAAATATTCCTAAAGGATTTCATGGTGCAAAGAAAACAGAAAATATAAGTATTAATGAAGAAGTTGGAACGAATTATTCAGAAACTTTAAAACCTAACAATACTGTCAAATCGAAAGATTATGGAGGCGGTCAAATTCTTAAAAAAATAACAACAACAGATGCAGAGGTTTTGACTATATTTTTTACAATTCCAGCTTTATTTAGTCAAGCAATGGAAGGTATTGCAAGCGGTCAGTTATTTTCAGCAAAAATTAGAATTAAAGTAAGTATTCAAGGAAAAGGTAAAGGATTTAAAAAAGCATTTAGTGAAACTATAAGAGGCATTTCTACAACAAATTATCAATTTTCAAAGGACATAGAACTTATAAATGATGATGGTTCAAAACCTTTTGGTGAACCTCCTTATACTATAAAAATAGAAAAAATTACTAATAGAGAGAATGATTACGATATTAGAGGATTTGATTTTGAAACTGAAAACAAAGGAGATTTAGTTAACTTACCAGCAAAAACGCCTTTTGAGGGTAAAAGAGCAAATAGACTAATCTGTACTTCTTTTGCGTTAAAAAGTTTATCAACAACCGACATTAATAATATGGCTTGTGTTGGTCTGGAATTTTCGAGTGAGGCATTTCCACAGTTACCTAAAAGAAGTTATTTAATTAAAGGTAAAAAAGTAAAAATTTTTTCTAATGCCACTGTAAGAACGGGTAAGAATAACGCTGGCAGCTTAAAATTTGAAGGTGAATTTGACGGTAATTTTTTACAAGATGGAGATGGGGATAATTTGCTTGTTTGGACTACTTGCCCTGTCTGTATATTTATAGATATGTTGACGGATACTACTTATGGAGCAGGTAATTTTGTAAGTGTTGACAATATTAGTTTGGTTGATCTTTACCCTTTAGCTAGATATTGCAATCAACTAATAGATATACCAGATGATGAGTCTGATGATGCTAGTGCAACGGTAAAAGAACCAAGATTTGCAATGAATACAATTATCGGAAATCAGGTATCTGCGTACAAACTGCTACAAAACATGGCAAGTGTTTTTAGAGGCATGACTTATTGGGCATCAAATACAGTAAATGTAGGAGCAGACCATGGAAACCTTGATGGCAGTGATATTGACCCCGTTCATCTTTACAATAATTCCAGCGTTATAGGTGGAGTATTTTCATATTCTGGAACGTCAGTAAAAACCAGATCAACAAAAATTAGGGTAAATTATAACGATCCAAAAAATAATTATAAAGTTGACCAAGTTGTAGTTCAAAATTCATCTTTAATTGATAAATTCGGACTCCAGGAAAAAGAGATAGTGGCATTTGGCTGCAATTCTAAATATCAAGCGATAAGAATGGGTCAGTATATGTTAAAAAGTGAAGAATTAGATGGTGAAGTTGTTACTTTCAGCACTGGTTTAGATGGTCTTTTTGTTTTACCAGGTCAAGTATTTGCTATTGGTGATTTGATGAGGGCAGGGCAAAGAACAGGTGGAAGAGTAAGTAGTGCGACAACAACTGTAATAACAACAGATCAAACCGTTCAACTTCCAGGTGGTGACAATAAAAAATTAAGTTGTATTTTAGCTGACGGCACTTTAGAAACAAAAGACATTGATAGTAGCTCTGGTACGACTATTACTGTTTCATCAGCATTTACTTCCGCACCTTTAGCTCAATCAGTCTATGTAATATCAACAGATAATGTACAAAAACAAAAATTTAGGTGTATTGATATTAAAGATAATAATGATGGAACTTATACGATCACAGGAGTGCAACATAATGACAGTATTTATGACATTGCAGACGATACAGTTAATTCACTCGAAGAAAATCCTTTAGAAGAGAGAGATATTTCAACATTTGATGATACCCCCAGAAAACCCACTGATCTTGTTGTAAGTTTCACACAAGTTAAAGTTAATAATGGTATGGTTAATAGAGCTTTGTTTCAATGGAGCAGAGGAACAAATGGCCCTTCAATACAATTTGATATTAGGCTTGATGTTAATGATGGTCCCTCAGTTTCTATAGATAATTATGCACAAACTACTTTTGAAATTGACAGTTTGAAAGAAGGTGAAGTAGCAACATTTAAAGTTCGTTCTGTAGGTATTCTTCCAGATAAAAAATCCAAGTTCACAACTCTTGAAAAAGAAGTACCAAGTGTGACAACATCTAGTTCAACAGGTTCATTTAATACGACAACTGAACTTCCACCTGATCCAGAATAAATGCCCACAATTCAAGCTACTACAAAAAATGAGGTAATTTTTAAATGGAAAATACCTGAGACTTTTACTGGTAATAAAAATGAGTTGGTTGCTATTATTAGACATTCACAACTTACAGACGGTACAGCAGAATGGCCTTCATCAACTTTTTTGAGAGAAGTCCAGGCGAATACTGATTATGTAATTCTGCCATTAATGAATGGCACTTATTTAGTTAAATTTAAAGATACCAATAATAATAAATCTGCCAACGCTGGAACTGCAATTATAAATCTGCCAGATGATCTACCAAAATTATTACATTCTACGGTTAGAGAAGATACAACATCACCAGAATTTCAAGGACAAAAAAATGATGTTTTTTATTCCTCTCAATATGATGCCTTAGTTTTAAATAATAAAGATTTAATTGATGACAAAGTAGATTTTGAAGAAGGTTATTTAGGAAGTATTGATTTTGGTGGAGAATTGTTTAAAACTGGAACTTACTTTTTTAAAGATAAAGTTGATCTTGGTGGGATATTCACGGTTGAAATAAAAAGAATTTTAAAAACTAGAGGTTTATATCCAAATGACACAATAGATTTACATTTTACAAATATTGATGAATGGACAGATTTTGATGGTGCTTTACCTGATGAGACAAACTGTGTGATTTCATTTAGAAAAAGTAATGATGCACCTAGTGATGATGAAATAGAAGATGAAAATAGTGAGTTTATTTTACTTGAAGATGGCAATAAATTTAGCCAGGAGGATTCGCAAAGTTATGACGAGTTTGTACCTTTGGAAAACGGAAGGTTTACAGGTAGAGTTTTTCAATTCAAAGCAGATTTAACAACAAACTTTACAGATCAGACCCCTTTAGTTGATGAATTAGGTTATACAATACAGTTTGAAAATAGAACTGAAGGTGGTTCTACAACTAGCGGTACTGGTGCAAAAGTGATAACTTTTAACAAAGCCTTTTATCAAACACCTAAAATTGGTATAACTGCTAGTAATATGGCTACAGGCGACTATTATGTAATTAGTAGTGAAAGTCGTACAGGCTTTACCATTACTTTTTTCAATAGTTCTAATGCAGCTATTGACCGCACATTTTCATACCAGGCAAATGGTTTTGGTGCGGAAGGTGCTTAAACTCTCAAACCCATTGGTATAACTGATTTATGGCAACACATGATTATAATTTAGCGAACCAGTCAGGTGCGAGTTTTCGTTCAGACTTAAATGACGCTTTACAAGCAGTATTAACAAATAACAGCAGTGCCTCTGCTCCCAGTACAACTGCTGCCTATATGTTCTGGGCTGATACTAATACAGGAACATTAAAGATAAGAAACTCCAGTAACGATGCATGGGTAGAATTATTACAACTTGATGGAACGTTAACTATTGAAGATGGCTCTGCAAGTGCTGTTGGTCTTGGATTTAGAGATGAATTAAATACAGGTATTTTCAGTTCTGGTGCAAGTAATTTTGATGTTGCGATAGCTGGTACAACAAGACTTAATATAAGTGCTACTGGATTAAATGTAACTGGAACGGTAACTGATGACGGTGCGACCCATGATGGAGATGTAACTTTTACAGGAGCTAGTGCAAATGTAGTATTTGATAAGTCCGATAATGCTTTGGAGTTTGCTGATAACGCCAAGGCTGTATTTGGAGCTGGTTCAGACCTTCAAATCTCACATGATGGTAGTAATAGCATAATTAACGATAATGGCTCTGGCCAACTGCAACTTCAAAGGGCTGGCAATACAATTTTAGAATTAGATTCAGGAGGCATAACAGTTACAGACCCAGATGGTGATGCTAATGTTTCTATTAAGGGTTTTGAAGGCCAAAGTGCAAAACTTGAATTAATAGCTGATGAAGGTGACGACAATGGTGATACCTGGACACTAAAATCAGTTGCATCAGATAATGATTTTGTAATACAGAATAACAGCACTGGATCAAATGTAACTTTAGTTACGTTAGACACAAGTGGTAATTTAAGTATTCCAACCGATACTGGAAGGCTAAAACTTGGAGCAAGTGATGACCTACAAATTTACCATGACGGCTCTAACTCATTTATTAGAGATATGGGAACAGGAGTCCTATTTCTTGATACTGATGGTACAAAAATACAACTCGCTGCTGATGGAACAAGTTCTAAAACTTTGGCTAACTTTATCAAAGATGGAGCAGTAGAACTTTATCACAGTGGTAACTTACGTTTCACCACTTCTAGCGATGGAGCCGAACTGACAGGGCTATTGAACATCATAAATGGTGCAACCTCATTGATTCACATGGGTCAAGCCAGTGGTGATTTCTCATACAGGTTAAGAGCTAATGTATCTAGTTCTGTTAATGGTGGTTTTTTAATTGAAGATGGAAATAGTTCTGCGGATTTATATAAAGTAGTTTCAGGTTCAAGTGGCTCTCACGCTTTTTTTATTAATGGCACACAAAAAATGCAACTTAGTTCCTCTGGAACTTTACGAGTAGGAACAACATCAACACCATCTCAGGGAGATGATGGAGCATCGTTTCCAAGTGTTGGGATTCATGTTGTCGCAAGAGATACTGCTAGTTCATCAGTATTTAGAGCTTTTGGTGCAAATGGGGAATTTAGAACAAGAGGTGATGGTGATGCAGAAAATACTAATAATAGTTATACTGGAACTTCAGATCAAGAACTTAAAGAAAATATTGTTGATGCTAATTCTCAATGGGACGATATTAAAGCACTAAAGGTTAGAAACTATAATTTTAAAGAATCTACTAAATATAATACACATAAACAAATAGGTGTTATTGCACAAGAATTAGAGGCATCAGGAATGAGTAATCTTGTTACTAATAATGTTAATGAACTTTATGTTGAAGGTGATGAAATACCTGAGGGTAAAAATATTGGAGATATTAAAGAAGTTGGTTACAAATCAGTAAAATATTCTGTTCTTTATATGAAAGCTATTAAAGCTTTACAAGAAGCAATTACAAAAATAGAAACATTAGAAACCAAAGTTGCAGCGTTAGAAGCTGGTTAGTAACATATAAAAAACATTTAAAAACATGACAAATCCAGTTGACCTTATTGATGAAGAAATCAAAACTGCTCAAGAACAGTTAGATATTGATATAAAAAAAGTTTCTTTACTACAACAAGAAATCAAACAGATCCAGGAACAAGCTCAAGCTGCTATAAACGAAAAACAAACACAAATCAATAATGCAACACAACCAATTATTGAAAATCAAGGTTCTCTTAAAAAATTAAAAGAATTAAAAAACAAATTAGAAGGTAAGATAGAGACAACTACTAAAAAATAAATGGCAGATAGGAAGATCACAGCCCTTACTGAATTAACTGCACCAGTAGCAACTGACGTTTTTCCTGTAATTGATGTAAGCGAATCTGCCAATGCCAATAAAAATAAAAAGATACAACTAACAACCATTCTGCAAAACATACCAGATGGCACGGTTTCTAATCCTAGTGTTAGTTTTGTCAGCGATACAGGTGTTACAGGATTTTTTAGAGGTGGCACTAATGATATTGGAGTATCAGCAAACCAAACACTTGTAGCATCTTTCAATACACAGGGATTAAAGCTAGGAACTGGAACTGCTGCTGCACAGTTACATCTATTTAGCACAGATACAACAGATCAAGTAATTATTGAAAATAGTGACGCTGGCTTAGATACTGCACCCGATCTTGTTTTGTATAGAAATTCAGCTTCACCAGCAGCAAATGATAATCTGGCAAATATTGTTTTTAGAGCAAATGACAGTGCTGGTAATGCTGCTGATTATGCAAGTATTGTTGCTCAGATAGAAGACCCGACAAATGCTTCAGAAGATGGGACCTTAGATATAATGACAAGCACTGCTGGTACGATGGCTTCCAGGATAAGAATACAGCAAAATAATGTCGGTATAAATGAAGCATCACCGCAGGATCTCTTACATATAACTGATAGTGCTACTGGATCAATTTTACAATTACAATGTACAACTAATGACGCTGCCAGTGGTGCTGATATTTTACTTGCTAGACATAGAGGAACAAGTGGTGCTGGACAAGATAATGACGTATTATCAAGTATAATTTTTGAAGGAAAAAATGATAATTCAACACCAGCAGAAGTTGATTATGCAACAATAGAAGCCAAAATTATTGATGCTTCAGATGAATCTGAAGATGGACAGTTAAATTTTAAAGTTCAAGCTGCTGGTGGACTATCAACTCAATTATCTATAGATGCAAGTTTATTAACTCTTGCTGATGGTGTAAATTTTGCTTTCAATACCTCAACAGGAACAAAGATAGGAACTGCTACAACACAGAAACTAGCATTTTTCAATGCAACACCTGTTGTACAGCAAAGTGCTATTGCAAATATTACAACAACTGCAAGTTCTGGTACGTTACCAACAGCAAATGGATCTATTACTATTGCCAACGCTGCCAGTGCAACTACAACTGAGCTATTGGAGTTTTGTGTGGAACTAGAATCAAAGTTAGAAAGTACCCTGGCAGTGTTAAGAACTTTTGGACTGATAGCTACTTAATTTTTACTATTTGTTTGCAAATTATTCCAGATGTGACGTACAGAGGAGTAATACCTATAATTGTTAGTAATACAAACAGTTTTATCATGTTAAATAAAATATCATCTGTTTTATCCATTTTATCTTTTATTATCAGCGTCACAACTATTGCTGCTGGATATGCAGGTTATCGTTACATTACAAGTCCACAGTTTGAAGCAATGATGATGGAAAAGGTTATGAAAGGTGTAAATAAAATATTGCCTAATCAGATAGATAAAAAAATGCCAAAAGTAACTGGCCCGATGTTACCTTTATGATATTTGGATTTTTTAAAAAACTAATTAAATATTACATTGATAAATTAGTTGATTGGATGCGTATGGTTAAGTTTGATTTAGAACTGGAAAGTCAAATAAAAAAGTATCACGACAGTTTTGAAAAGAAAGAAGAACCTAAAATAATTGAAAAAGGCACATTTGGACAGGATGATTGGTCTATTTCTATTGGGGATATAGATGACGAAGATACCAAAGATTGAAATAAAAGAGGTTTACGTTCCAAAAATAAGATTATGGGAAGTACAAACACCAATATTAGATGTTATTTATAAACCAGTTGTAGATATTCCAGGATGTGTTGATGCTCATAAAAATAACCTTACAGGATTAATTAATGAAGATGAACTAGGTACATATCAAGCTTGTGGTACGTTTAATATTCCTAGCTTTGAGCCATTAGAGTATAACCCTGCAAATTTTACATATACTGCACCTGCAAAACAACAGGAACAAAAGCAACAGCAACCTCCGCAACAGAAACCTCAGATAACACAAAAGAAAAAAGATAAAGAACTAGAAATACCACCCTGCCCTAGTAAAAAAGACCAA